AATCTCTCCTCCGTTAATTACCGAACCATTTTGAATGATAATGCCATGAACTGTAGAGCCATTTACGGGGGAGCCGTTAACAAGTTCGCCGTAATTCCGAATAACGCCGATTTCGAAATCAAACGGATCCCAACGCCACGGACCGATCGACGATTCCACTGCATATTTGTACGGTCCAACACTGTAATCAAGCACCACAAGTGAATACGTAGGATCGGAACGCCATTCATTAAATGATAATTTACCCTCGTAGTAATAATTCGGATCGTCCTCAAGAATGAGTCGAACCCGTCTCCCATGAATCGCGTTTGCAATGATCGAGTATAAATGGAACCACTGCCGTGATTGGTCTTCAAGAAGCGGGCTGGCTACAATAAACTCAAATGACCCTTCCCTATTTTCAAAAACCGATTCGCCGTATGCATCAGAGAGATCAAGAACGCCGTCCATTCCAGGAATATCAATGGTTCGCTTTTTCTTTTTCGGCATAGCAAAAACGGGACGGGAGGACGGAATAAGCCCCCAGTCCTCCCATGTGTTGATCGACATACCAGACGAATCGTTTCGAATAATGTTAATAGAATGATACATCGTCACACCCCTCTTTTTCTGTTAATTTGGACTTTTCCAAGAGACTTATCCATACGCGACGTCAGCGCTCCGACTGCCTTTTTGCCGTCTATGGTCACCTGCATTCCTTCTATCTTTTGCGAAAGCGCGTTCACGTCAGACCGCAGAATATGAATTGCCGAAACTACATCGGAATTATCATTCTTAACGACTGCGCCAGAGACTTCCCCGCCGCTCATGGTCATGGCGCTCAATCTGGACAACCGCGTCGAAGTATTGACAGAAATGCCGCGGCTGCCGCCAAACAAACCGTTCAGCGTACTTACCCCATTTTGAACGTCGGAGAGATCGATCACGGGTCGGATCGTCGGCTGCAGCTCCAGGTCGTCGTTCAATATTGCCGAAGCTCTTTCAAGGGCGAAAGACGCCCCGTCAATTGCGTTGTATGCAAGATCGGAACCGGCAACCTCAGACATCGTAAGTCCATCTTTGAACGCGTTTACGAAACCGAGAACACCGTATTCACCGGTTTTGTACATAACCTTCGACGGAGAATTCTCATCAAGCGCGTTTTTCGCGCCGGTGTTTCCAGCTTCACCCAACGCTTCACCGGCGGCAGTTGCTTTGTCTAACGATTCCTGGCTTTGGATCGCGTTGACGAACCCATCCACAAGGTAGGTGGCCGTTTGCACGATCGTGTCGTATTCAGATTTAAGACCGTTGTTAAACCCGGTAATAACGTAAACGCCGGCGTTATAGAAATCTTTATACTTACCGCGGATCGCAGTAACGCAGGCGCTGCCGATCGAAGTCGCGGTTGTCGTCGCAGCGGTCTTCTTGTTCTCCATTCCGTTGTTGTAGGAATTGACCGCGCTTTCTCCGGCTGACTGGAAATTCTCTGCCGCCGCTTCCAGTGCTTCCGAATATCCTGTAACGAAGTTCGTCGCAGCGGTGGAACCCATGGTCGAGAACGTCTCAAGGCTTTCTCCAATACCGGTCGTGGACGAGGCAAACGTTGTAAGCGCCGTCGATACCGCCGAAAGGTTCGACGAAATCGTGGTGGCGTCAATATCAACGTATTGCTGCAGCGTCGGTGCTAATTTGGCAAGTGCGGTCGCGGTAGCGGAAAACGCCGAAGACGTACCCTCGCTGAAGCCGCTCGACGCTGTATTGATCGCAGTGATCACATTACTCAGGGCAGTCCCGATCGCGCCAATATCGTCGGAACTCATTGTTTGAAGACGTTGAACCGCGCTCGAAAGGCTGTTCACTGACTGCAGAACAGTCGAGAGGGCGTTTCCTCTGCCGTCGGAGTTAAATAACGGAACTTTAGTGACCGCCGAGCCAAAGTTTTTCATACTTTCGCCAAGGGAGGTAAGGATCCCGGTGATTTTTTCTTTGTCTTGCTCAAGCCCGGCAAGGTCTTTGACTGTAGGAACCAGATTCTTGATGGAATCTATGATCGTTTTAATGCTGTTTGCCCGCTCGTCGGCATTGAACAGCGGCGCGTTAGCGACAGAAGAGCCGAACTCCGAAAAGGCAGTGGCAAGCGACGTCATGTCTTCCTTTGCCTTTTCAATATCAGTGATTGTTTCAAACTGCTTAACGCCGTTCGCAAGCGTGGTGATACTGCCAACAATCGTGGAAATACCAGCGGCGTTTCCTTCCGCACCCCACATCGGCCCGTAATTTAAGGCAGTTGCGAAAGATTGCAGCCCTTCGCCAATCGAAGTTAATTTTGTCTTGATCGCGGCGCCGTTCATTTGAGTTTCCGACAAAGCGGATAACCCCGTAGACAGCTCGTCAATTGCGTCGACCAGCGTGCTGATACCTTGAGCGCCGGATTTCGAATTGAAAGCGGGCGTAGAGTTTAGCGCTTCTCCGAACGCTTTGAAACCTTCGCCGATGTCCTTCAGCAAATCCGAAACCGAAATATCCTCTATACCGGCGATTTCCGCAAGCCCTTCGCCGAGCATTTTGATAGAGTTTACAAGAGTGCCGATTCCTTCTCCTCTTGACTTTGCACCCCAGAACGGAGTCTCTTTAAGCGCTTCACCGAACGCTTTGAAACCTTCGCCGATGTCTGTAAGAACTGTTGAAACAGAAATATTCTCTATACCGGCGATTTCAGCAAGACCTTCCCCAAGCGATTTAATGGAATCCACAAGAGTGCCGATCCCCTGCGCTCGGGACTTTGCGCCCCAGAACGGAGTCTCTTTAAGCGCTTCGCCGAAGTCTTTAAATCCTTTGGCAAGCGTATCCAACATCGTTTTTACGCCGTCTCCGGGAACCGCTGCAAGCAAAGCAATGGCGGGCGCCATAATTGCAATAGAGGTGCCAAGCTCCAACATAGCCGCTGCGCCGATAATCGCGAGCGGGCTGAATGCATTCATTGCAAGGCCAAATTCCGCCATACCGAGACTCAGCACTGTCATACCGACAGCGATTTTCTCCATATCGGCGTCTTTTGAAAGTGAAATAAGCGGCGGCACGAGCGTGGCGATGGCGTTTGCCAGAACAAGCATAGACGCAGCTCCGGCCAGAGATAACGGATTAAACGCCAGCAAAGCAACACCGAGAATGGCAATGCCTTCTGAAACCGCTATGATCGCCGAGGAGAATTCATCGGGTTTGATAAGAGACAGCATCGCCGTACACGCGAGAAACGTAACAAGCGCGGAAGCCAGCGCCGTCACAGCCGCCTGCAGTGAAAGTGCCATCGCAAGCAACGCGACACTACCGGCAAGCAGCAACGGAGAAACAACGCCAAGCACCGTGCCGAGCGTACCGAGAACACCGATGACACCGAGCATTGCGACGATACCCTTCCCGATCTGATCCCATTCCATATTTCCAAGCTCTGTAAACGGTCCGACGGCTGTTTTTAACGCAAACGCCATCGCGACCATCGCAAGCGCGCCGGGTATTGCCGCAAGCGTAGCGACACTAAAAGCCGCGCACAGCGCAATAACGCCCGCAAAGAACCCAAGAATTGCAAGCATGGAAACAACGCCTTTCCCGATTTGATCCCATTCGAGCATACCGAGGGCGTAGAAAGGTTCCACCGCCATTTTTAGCACGCCGGCCATCACGACCATCGCCAAAGCGCCTGGGATTGCTGCAAGCGTTGCCGCCCCAAACGCTGAACACATCGCGACAACACCCGCAAACAACCCGAGGATCGCAAGCATGGAAACAAAGCCTTTGGCAATTTGATCCCATGCGAGCATACCGAGTTCCATAAAGGGCTTCGTTGCGATTTTCAGTGCAACCGCCAAAAGCGCGATCGCAACCGCGCCTGGGATCGCAGTAGTCGCCGATTCCTTCAGATTCGAAAGCACGCCCACAATCGTGGTAAATATCATTAGGATCCCGGCAACACCGAAGAGTCCGTTCACAAGCTCCCCGGTGGAAAGCACTGCCAGCGCCTTCACAGAAGAAACGGCGATTCGCAGCGCGACGGCCATTACAGTCATGGCAAACACCGCCGGAAGTGCCTGTGCCATTTTCCCTTTCATTTTCGAAAGGACCGCTATAACGCCGACAAACTCCCAGATCAGCGCCGAAACACCGGCAACACCTTGCACAAGAGACATGACGTCAAGTTTTCCTAACGCTTTTACTGACATCACGAGCACGCGTATGGCAATGGCAAATATCAGGATACCGGCCATGCCCTTCACGATTTCGCCCTGCATGGCAGAAAGCTTTTTGCAAACAAGCACCAGCTCCGTCATAAGCACGGAAACGCCGATAAGTCCCTGAACAGCAGCCTCCGGCTCCATATTGCCGATCGTTTTTAACGCGAGGGACAAAATCAGCACCGCCGCCGACATACCGATCATGGCGGCAACGAGCTTGTCGATATTGCCCGTTTTCTTGCTGTCCAGAGAATCTGCTATTTTTGTAAATATCGCCATCGCGCCCATAAGTTCGCCAAAGGCAACTGTGAAAGCGCCAAGGGCAGAACCTAAACGAGACGGATCAATAGATGCAAGCAGAAGAATAGAAACGGCCAGAATTCCGACGGCAGCAGCAATTTTCAACAACGTGTTTGCTTTAATATCTCTCTGAAAAGATTCAAGACAATCCTTTACGCTGTCCAGGATTTCTGTCACTTGCTCTTTAATGTTCTTAAAGGCCCGTCCGAATTTGGTCGTCGTTCCGGTTACGACCTTTAATAGCCTTTTGATCGCCAGACCGACCACAGCGACGTTAAAGAAATTCTTAATATTACCGTTGAACGCAGTCAGCGCAGAGCTGATACCGAAAAATACCTGGGAAACAAACCCTTTGATTTTCTCGAACACGACTTTGATCACGTCCCAGAAGGAACCGATTTTCTCTAAGCCGGAAGATATGCCTGCCGCTACGTTTCCGAAGCCCTCCCTGATCTTTCCAAGAACTTCCTGCAATTTGGGATTGGTCTTCAGGAACTCGTCGATTTTTATTAGGAATTCTCCGATATTGCTCGTTAAACCAAGCACCCCGTTACCCATACCGGGTAACATTCCAAATAAAGGTTTAATAGTCGAAAACGCTTTCGACAAAACCTGCCGCACGATGTCGATCGCCGCAAACAGGCCCTTGAACGTCGTTTTCAGCTTTTCGGCAGTCTCGTCCCCCATTTTGAATTTTTCGGTGAAGTCCTTAAATCGTTTTGTGAGGTCAGCGAGGCTCTCAGACAACATCTTTACGATCGTGTCTTCGTCGGTAGTCCCAAGAAACACTTCTCTGAAAGCGTCTTTTACGCTCTGCAAAATATCCTTGAAGGCGTTCCACGTGTTCATCACCCCGGCAAGTAAATCATCTCTACCTCCGAGTTCTTTCCATGTGCCAAGGATCTCGTTTCTTACTTCTCCGCCTGCGGCAAACACATCATACAGTTCGTTTGCGGCCGTCGTCCAAAGCTCTTTGGCTTCTTCGTAATTGCCGAATATCTTTTCGAAAGTGTTCATCCATCCGGTGGAAACGGCGTCCTTCACCGAATCGACCACGTCCTTCCAAGTACGTGCTTCCTGACCGGCGCGCAAAGCCTTCAGGCTGAACTCGTCCAATCCATACCCGAGTTTTTCCAGCGCTTCGTCCATCGAGGTCAGCGGTTCTTCCCCGTCCTTCAGCGTAGCGTTGTACTCTTCCATGTACTGCTCCGCTTTTTCGACGACTTCGGGAATCTCCTTCATCTCGTCAAGAGACACCTTTTTCAAGGCTTCATCCAGCGTGATCTCTTTGCCGGCTTTATTCATTTTTTCAACGAAAGCCTGTGCTTTTTCTTCGATATCGTCCATCGCTTTACTGGCGGTGTCGATTTTATGCTCAGCGTCATTCGAATATTTATCGACGTACGCCATGACGGTATTTGACGCTTTACCGTAGTCCTTATACACCGACATCATAACGTCGGAAGTGAACCACTGTTCTTCCGTCAGGTTTTCCGCAAACTGTTTGATCGTGAACGTCGATGTTTTTGCGCCGTCAACGATAGAAGTATATGTGCCGTCTGCGTTATCCTTCAGCGTTCCGAGAGCAACGGCCGCGTCAATGGCCTTTTGACGGAATTCCATCGTATCCATACTTACATTTTGAATGGATTTGTAATCTTCTTTACGCATAACGCCGGCGCCCATCGCCTGTGACAACTGATACATTGCCCGGCTTGCTGTGGCAGCGTTTTGCCCGGATAGCGCGGCCCAACTTGCGATACCCTTCATGGCGGTTACGGAATCTTCCAGATTCTGTCCGGAGGCAGTGAACTTTCCGATCTCGCCTACCATGTCCGTGAAGTTGTAACTGGTTTCGTCTGTGAACCAGTTTAGCTGTTCGAGCTGCTCGTTCACCGTGTCGAGATCATATCCTTGTGCAACGAGCGTGGCAACAGAGGTAGTTTTTTCTCCGAATTTGTCCCATCCGGCCTTAATGTTGTCGACACTTAAAGATTTGATTAGTCTCTCGCCAGTGCTAAGCGCTTGATTGGCTATCCGCTTAAGAGCTTGCTGCCCCATAATGCCGAGATTCGTAAACTTGGATGCGACGGTTTGCACCGCGGACCCAAGATTTTCCATCGCGGTATTCGAATTGTCCGTCTCTGCCTTGTGGCTCTTCAACGTATTAGAAAAAGTTTTGACCAAAGGGAGACCGACGCTGAAAACAGTTTTTATAGTTTTTCCGAGATTACCACTGCCTGTAACGCATTCCTTTATCTTCTCTCCGACTTTCCCTAAGTTTTCACCGATATCCTTTCCGAATCCGGAAAACTTGGATTTCAGCACACCTCCGATTTCTCCGAGTTTATCGAACCATGAGGATGAATCCTTGACCTTTTCTGCAATCGTTTCAAAAGAAGAAGCCGCCTCATCCGCGCCCTCGGAAACACTTTCCGAAGCGTCCTCAGATTCTTCCGACACAGTCTTTCCAACGTCGGAAACTTTATCCTTAGCATCATCTGCTGCCCTGTCGATGGCGTCTGATGCCTCGTTGATCGTCGATTCTATTTGTCCGTTTTTATCTCCAATATCGGAAACCGCGCTTTTCGTTTCTTCGATAGACGATACGATTCCCTCTGACGCCTCAGAAACTTTTTGCTCGGCCTCCTTCGCTCGCTCGCCGAGCGTCTCGAACCCTTCAGAAACTTCGTCAAGACCGAGGTCCTGTTTTTTGAACTTCGACGTAAGCTTGTTCTTGAATTCATCGAACGCGGTCGTAACCGAAAGGAACTTTTCTTTGATACGCTCAACGACGTCAGAGATTGCGGAATGGATCTCCTCCCCGACATTTTGAATTTTCTGCTTAATGCTCTCACAAACAGCGACGACCCGGTTTTGTATTTCGGTTGAAACCTGTTCTATTTTTGTACGGATAGAATCTGCGGCATTTGACAGTAAATTGTAAATTCCCGGAATATTCGTTTCCATCCAGGACCGGATTGTGTTGATCACGTTACTAAGGTGCTCGCGGATCCCCGTAGTCACCGTCTCGATTTTGCTTTTGATGTTATCCGCGGCAGAGGAAAGCGTCTCCTTGATCGTTGCCGCAACTGAAGACAATTTCTCCCGAATCGTCTCCGCAGCGGAAACAAGAGCCTCTTTTACGTTCAGCGCAATTGTTTTGATTTTATCTCTTGCTTGTGACGAAACAAGGACAACACCACCAACAACCACTGCGGCAGCGCCGGCAGTAATAGCAAGTGTCTTTACAACGCTCGAAATCGCATTCGAAATTCCACTGGACGCAGACGAAACAGTAGATTGAATTTGCGAAGCGGAATTTTGAGTGTTTGCGGACAAGGCCGAAGCCGCTTGCGAGAATGAAGACGAAACTGCATTCGCGATCTGATCAGTCTGATGCAAAACCGGAGTGGTCAAAGAAACAAAACTCTCCGAAACGGAGGAAACAATCGTCTTAAGGTTCGCAGAAGTAGTCTCTGCGGATCTTATTACGTAACTCCCCAGGTTCGAAAACTGCTGCTTCAACGGATCCATTGCCGCTGAAACCTGATTTTTAAGACTTGTGATTTTCGTTTCTACGTCGTTTACAGCTTTGATAAGACCTGTAAAATGCACGTTTTTAGACGCAGTTTCAATATTTTCAAAAGCCTTTGCGGATTCGGTAAATTTCAGACTTTGTTTCAGTTTGTCGAGCGTCTTCATTGTGGAACTGACGCCCTGCTCAAACTGTTTGCTGTCAAACCGCATTTCTACGACTTTTTCGTAAATTTCTTTGCTCATGCGTTCTTTACCTCCTCCCAGGCTGCTTTTGCGATGGTGTCAAACACCGGTCGGATCGCGGGGTTGATGTAATCTATCCCCTCCACATATCCGCCGGTGCCTGTGCCGTGCCCGTATTGCAGAATAATCGCAATCGGCACGCCGTTATGAATGTTTGAATTTGTAAATATAATACTGACCGAACCGTTATCTCGTTCAATCTTATACCCCCAGGCTGCAGCCGTTTCGCCGGAGTCCTTCGGGGTAGCTGCGCTCAGCGCCGCGACGCCCTGGGCGCCGAATTTATCAAGACTTCCCAATCGAACAACTTCTTTGGCCCGTTCCAAAAAACCGGAAAGCTTCTTGAAATCGCCCTTCTGTCTGAAATAGATCATGGTCCGTTATCCTTTGGTGTGGAATTGTTTCTTTCTGGCCTCATTTATCGCGGCGCGTTCATTCAGCATTTTGCTTTTGCTCATTTTCTTCGGTTTTCCGTTTTTAACGGAGCAAACACGAATCAGCGTGAGCAATCGGTTCAAATGCCATTTCTGACATTCAAACGGAATATTCAGAGAGATCATCCAGTAATAGATCAGCTCGGCAGTGATCTGCTCGCTCCCCCTCCGCCCTTTCTTTTCGGAACCTGAAAACCAGGTAGCCGTCATCGGCGCTTCGATATACGCGTCGATTTGCTTAAGATTTTCGGCAGTCAGCCGCTGATAGGCTTCTTCGGGGACGTTCTGTGTCAATGTCATACATTTCACATAGTCAATGGTCTCTGCCCTCGTCTTTTCCTTATCGGATAAAAACGGTTTGCACCACTTCGCTTCCCATTTTGAAAGGGAAACCAAAGAATGCTCGATCGTGAGCCGCTGCTCCTTTGTCTGGATGAATTCGTTTTTCTTTTCGTCAAATAATTCCTGCCCGGGAATCGTTAACTGAAGCATAGATCAGCATTATTCCGCAGGTCCTTCGGCAGGCGTCAGCGCTTTCAGCCGTTCGTTGACCGCCGGTGCGTTCTCGTCGATATCTTTCTGCATATCGGCAGGCATGATCGCCTTCACAAACGCCGCCGCTTTCTTGGCGTCCGTCACAAGCTCCATAAAGAGCGTGTCATAGGCGCCTGTATGGTAAAAGTCGTCGGAGATCTTTTCCGATTTCTCAAATTTCCGTCCGTCAAGACTCTTCTCACCGTAAGCCTTCAGAAGGATCTCTTTGAAGACTTTGATGATCACAGAGCCATCCCGTTTCTGGATCACCCGGTCCAGCATTGCGTCAAGACCGCCGTTGATACCGAGCTCCATTTCAGTAATTTCACTCTTCGTCAGATTGAAATAAAAATCTTCCGAACGGCGGTTGCCGTCGTAATCGGTATAAGTAATCGTTTTTTTAAGCATTGTTTTTTCACCTTTCTTGAAATAGAAAAGGGCTCGCCGAATTGGAGAGCCCCATTTTTTTAATTATCAGGCAGCAGAATAAGTAGTAAGGGCCCAGGTACCGGGTGCACTGCCCTCGCCGGGCGTATACTTCCAATACTTGAGCTTATCCGTATCAGCGGCGGTATCGGCCATGTACGCGATGACCGACTCGGCGGTGGGCAGATACGCCGCATTTCCAGCAGCGCCCTCGCCGTCAACGCCGAACAACAGTTTCTCGAGCGTCTCCAATTTGGTTTTCGCCGGCGCGCTGAGCCTTGTGGTATCGAACTCGATATGGGCGGTGGGCTTGTAACCGGCGATGTTGACTGCCTCCGGAGTGGTGGAACAATCCCAACTGAAAGTCATGGCGTCGGGGCTGTCGTTGATCGTCTGACGCTGACGCTCGCTGGGGGCGGCGCTTGCGCCGTAAACGATATGAAGCTTGTAACCGGCGTCGAGGTCGTCGATATCGTTGCCGACTTTGGATTTGTAAGCAAGACCGAAAATTTTCCGCCTCTGCTGGCCGACGTGCATGCCGGCAGTCGGGCATTTGCTGCCGTCGCATTCCGCGAATTCCTCGGGATAGGTATACGCCTCGATCTGCGGGTTGAACTTTTCGGTAGACCGAATGCCTGCGTACTTGATGTCATCCGCGTACAGCTCGTTCTCGTCGCCGCCGTCAACGCCTTCGCTGATCTGCGTAATGCCGCTCCAGGCAACGCCTTCGCCATAATGTTTGTCTGCAAAGGGATACAAAGCAGTGTTTTCTACGCCGGCCTCGTAATAACGCTCGCCGACTGCGTCCCAGGTGAGTTTTGCCATAATATTTTCCTCCTATGGTCAAAAATATAATGTGAACACGTCGTGATTCAGATTGTCCGCCATATAGTGCCTGTCAAACCTGCAGCACGGCAGGCTGAGCAGTCTGTCCGGCAGATCACTGTCCGGATCACGATAAATAAGCGTGATCGTGTATTGCTTCATTTGCCGATAGATCTTATTATCGGCAAAGCTGGTTTGATAGCTGCTGCGGGTATAAATAATCGCCGGGTACTTCATCTGAACGTTCGCCGGAGCCCGAAAATATACCTGATTGCTTCCGAGAAGCGCCAGGAGCGTTTCGTGTAATTCAAGTCGGGATCTCGCCATGATACAGCCCTCCAAGCGTCAGATTGATTCTTGGGTAAACCGGTTCGAACGACGCAATCTCCCACCGGAAGCCGCCATAAGTGGCATACCGCAGCAGCCCAAGATGGCTCATGGCATAGGGATCCGCCACAACGCTGATCTCGTTCGCGAGTGAAATATCATCAACAAGCTTGTCCGCGCTTTGCGTCGTGAGCTTTTTGCGGGGGACTTCTCCAAAATAAAATCTTTCGATCACTTTCGGAGGTTCCCATACACCGGGCGCGGACTCCTGTTCGGGTTCCGCAAAGCCAAGAGCCCCATGCCATTTTGCCATTTTGAATTTCTCCTATCAGTTCGTCACGTTGAGAAGGATCGTCAGAGCGGAGAAGGGCTTGATCAGAGCGCCGCTGAACTTCTCTTCGATCAGGTAACGGTTCTTGTTGTACTCGATATCGAAATCGTTGAACATGTTCTGTTCACCGCCTTTGTCCGCGCCGGTATTGTAGTCCGCAAGGTTAACGATGGTGCCGATCAGCGGCTTGCCGTCAACTTCCACGCCTTCCATGGGTTCCACGGTCACGATCTCTTTCACACGCAGCGCGGTAGCAAGCTCCGCTTCGCTCTTGTAAAGCTTGTGCCCGATCTGGTCTTCAAGCAGAAGCATCTCGGTCAGGGTGTCTTCGGTCGTCCAGAAGGTGGGGTTGCCGGAACCCTTGTAGTTCTTTCTGGCGCGAAGGATCGCTTTGATGGCAGCCTTCGCAAATTCACCCTCAAGCGCATACTCTTCGGCGGTCATGGTGACATTCACCTTGGTGTTGAACAGCGGCACGTCCGTAACAACGGGGCGAATATGCTGAGGATCGATCTTGTCCTCGGCGTCCGGGAGTCTGCCGTCGCCGATCAGAATGGCGCGGGCTTTTTCCTCGTTCAGCATCATGCGCATTTCGTTGCGGATCCACGCAACCACGTCAAAGTCAGTGATGTCGATCACGTCCTCGCGATCCAGCTTCTGGAACTTGTAAATAAGCTGGGCGTCGGTCTGACGCTTCAGGGTCGAGAACACCTCAGTCTTCTTCTGGTTGCCCTTGATGTAACCTTTCGCCCGGGCCGCGTCTTCGGTGATGTCCGCATAGATGGACTTAATGCGGCTGAAAGGCGTGCGGTGAACGCTGGCAAGGACCTTGTCCACCCAGCTCATGTTCCGCTGAATGAACTCGGGAGGAACGTTCAGACTCTTGTAATCGGGATAAAGCATGCTTGCGTCATTGAACCCGTAGGTCTGAACGCCGGTAGCCGTATCCATGCCGGTAGTGTCGATAGAATGTGCAAGCTCGCCGCCGTCCAGATAATTGGCAACTGCTTCTTTCAGACTGCCGCAGCGCTTGGCGTCGGCAAAGATCGCCTGCATGTCGGAATGGGAGAGCACGTTCTCCTGTCTCACGTCGCTCTCAAAGATGTTGTGTTTCATGTTCTCTTCATCTCCTTCGTCGTCATCGTCATTTTGATTTTTTGCGTCTTCGAGTGCCTGCCCGATCAGAGCGTAAACAACGTTCTTCTGCTCTTCGGTAAACTCATCGAAAACTTCACCGATCGTTTTTTCTTTCTTGTTTTCGTCAGCCATTTTTTCTGCTCCTTCTTCTTTGTGAATAAGCTCGTTTGTTTCTTCGGTTCCAGGTTCTTCCGGAATCGGCTCTTCGGAATGGTAAAGTTCCAGCTCTGCGTCGCCGGTCACAAACACGTCGGCGTTCGCTTCATCCGCGCTGTGGGCCATTACCTGCTCAATGTAAGCGCCGGGGTTGGCGCCGGCAAGAACAAGGCTCACTTCACGGATCATACCGTGCAGCACATTTCCGCCGTCCTGCTGAAGCTGGTTTGCGTAAATCGAAACGCCCGTAATGTCGCCATGCTCAACAAGCGTTTTCGCCGCGTCACCGCTTTCGGTGTCATTGAACGACCCGTACATGTAAACCCCGTCGTCACGGCACTTAAGAAGAGCATGCCCAAGCACTGCAAAGGGGTTTTCGTGGTCGTGGTTCCAGATGAGCGGAACGGTTTTTCCGTCGCAGTCTTTGAACGCGCCTTTTTTGATGGTACGTCCGTCGGCGCATTTACGGTTGAATCGCGTCGCCCACCCGCAGAAATCAAAATTTTTACTCATTTTGAATTTCCTCCGTTATTTCTTCTGTTTCTTGGTTTTCGACGTCCTGCGCCGATGGGTTCAAGTTTTTATTTCGTAGCTTATCCGCATCCGGATCGTCGCTTGGCTTCATGCCGAGAATTTGACGAAATTCATTAGACGTCATGATGGCGTTGCGTGTGAATTTGTCAGCGATTTCAGCAAGCTGTGACACCGGGACCAGCCGGAACGGGTCGATAAAGTATTCAATACTCTGCCGCTGCGTTCTCGCAGTCTTCGTAAGGAATCGCACTTTCATCGCGTCAACGATCGAAGCGACAATAGGCTCCACGGTGCGGTTCGTGTAATTCAGCATTGTGTTTTCATCCGCCGAGCCATCCAGAATCCCCTGCGTGAATCCCAACTGGCTGAAAAGCATACTCGTCAGGTATTCAATCTGCTTCATCAGGTTGTTCTCGATCGGGCGATTGAGCTGCGTTACACGCTCCGTGCCGTCGGTATATGCGATACCATATTTTGTACCGGCAAGCTGATTCTCAATGTCTTTGCGTCGCTCTTCGGCTTGTTTCCTTCTTGCTTCGGTCTTGACTACATAAGGAAGCTGAATGATCAGGTCCAGCTTTCCGGAACTCGATTGCTCGTCCACGGCGTCCAGAAGATTGAGCTTCCGGATGAGCCGCTGTAAAGTGGAATTACGCTCGTTCATCACAGCGTAAAGCGGATTCTCAACGATCGCCACGGCGCGTTTCGATAGAAGAACTTCTTCTTTTCGTCCGGTGCTTTCCCTATAAACCTGCACTTTTACATGTTCCGGGTACCACTGAACGATTTTGCCGGTCCGCAATGACCCAACGTCAAAAGAGCCTTTTTCCGGATCCTCTGTCGTGTCCACAGGAACGATGGCGACGCAGCCTTCATCCAGCATGCTCATCACGACATCCTGCCGAAACGCCCTTGCCGTCTGGTCAAGGTTCGCTTCCAGCGTCAGGCAGTCGTTCAGATAACTCGGGTAATCGTTTAAATATCTTCCGTTCTCGTCCAGCCGAACGTGCCGGATGTCGATGGATGCAACGTCCATCGCAATGCGATTCAGTATCGCCGTAACGATACTTCGCTCGTTTCCAACGGAAAACCGCGGCCGGTCGGGTCGGTAATAATACCCGGCGCCAACGTTTGCGCGGTACTCTCTCGTGGGGTCTTTGTTAAAAAAAATGTTCCAGGCTCGTTTGAGTCTGGAACCAAATGAATCATTCATGATTGGTTACTCCATTTTGAAAATTAAATGTCGCCCATTGCTCTCTCTTGATTATTCAAACGCGTCCTTATTATTCTTGTAAGCGACCCAGGCATCCATCATAGCCGCTACCGGATCGATCTTATTCTCTCTGCGTTTCTTCAACAGCTTGCGGTTGCCGTTGGTGTCCTCCAGCGTAATGCAATTACCCATGGCAAAGCACATGGCTTCCTCATCAAACAGCAACTTCCGCTGTTCCGCAAGTTTCTTGAGTTCGCCAAGCGGAACGGTTTCGGTCTTGACGCCCTGAATGACTTTTTCAATGCCGAACGGTCCGTTTTCCCGGCTCCAGCGTTCAATAAAGTCCTTTGCGTTATAGGGGTCGTAGCCAACGCACCGCACGTCGTATTCCGCTTCCGAAATATAACGGTCCAGGTCGTCATACACGTCGGTGAGATCCAGAACCGTTCCGTTGAACACGATCAGGCTGCCTTCCCGCATAAAGTCGTTGTACTTCAGATGGAGCGCCTGCGGAAGTTTCGAAAACGTATACTCCGAAATATAATTTCGGGTTTTAACGCCGAACAAGCCATTCCGAAGCGGGAAGACAAAGGTAAACGCGCAGAAGTCGTCACCTTGCGAAAGATCGATACCGAGCGAGCATGGAAGTCCCCAGAAATCTCGTCTGCGATGTACCTTGGTTTCGTCATATGTAAAGAAATATGTATAACCTTCCATCGGGAGGCCAAACCGTTTGGCAAGAATATCATTCCGCGCCGCCGGGTTGTTCTCAGCTTTTTCTACATCAAGCTGATAGGTTTCATAGCTGACGGTCTTTCCGAGATTCGGGTTTGCCTTCATCCACATTTCCGGGCGATTCACTTCATCAACGCTGTCCAGCTTATACCACCAGATCGAAACGTGCGGATTGCGGTATTCGCCGTTCAGGATCTTCCGCAACTCCATTTTAACGTCGTCTCCCGGTCCGTTTCGAACGGTGCCTTCTGAGCTCATGCAGATGATCAGATAGTCGTCGACTTTTGCTGCGCCCTGCTCTACCGCGCCCACAACATCTTCTCTCACGTCGCCGGAAAGCCATTCGTCAACTGTCGCGATTTTGTCATGCCGCCCCTGCAGCTTGTCGATGCTCATAGGGCGCACTTCCAATAAAGAACCGGTCAAGAAGTTCTCGATTCCCTTTTTTGTGGAAGCCAGTTTCATGCGCTGCGCTTTTGATCCGGTCGTGTTCTGCAAAGAACCTTCTGTCAGAAATTGAAAAAGAGGCCCTCTCGCCCGCGTGATCGAAGTTCGGATCGGGGAAAGGACCTCTTCTGCCTGCCGCATAGTCGGTGCAGTGGCAAGTTGCTGCGTCGTATGAGTGTCGACGTTCAGCGCATGATTGTGGATCGTGGAGCCGTACATGGTCTTTGCCGCGCCTCGGCCCACGATCAGGTATTGTTTATTGCGCAGTCGTTTCTTAACGCGCTTGATGACGTACCGTCCGCCTTTGCCGTGCGGGTTCGGCTCCCACACGCTGCGCTCCACAAAGTAGAACCAGCTCAGGGCGTCCTCCGCCCAAAGCTTGAACGAATCCAGCAGTGTCAGATCGCCGCCGTCCGTCAGTGTCAATTCATTTTCGCAGAACGATACGTAACCATCGATCGCGCGATCGTCATAATAATACTTCGGGTCTCGGATAAGCTCATCGATGAGATTCATCCCAAGCTCAACTTCTTTGTTGACCGGAATCTCCCCTCTGAGCACCGCATCCCGAAACCGCCCGTAATACTTAGGCGTTGCTGTATTTGATAAGCTCATTTAGTTGCAATATATGATGCGGAAGCAGCGACCAAACCTGCGACGGCAAGAGAACCTATTGCTTCGAGAGCTTTTTCGGCATTCGTTTTCGAAGCAAGTTTTAGATCATAATAAAAAGCGTCCTCGTATTTTTTTACGCTTTTTTTCGCAGCTTCCATATTTGCTACCGCATCTTTGTACTGTTTCGTTTTTCTTAAATCATTATCTGCTTTGCTATAATCAAAATCACCGTCGTCAGTCACATATTTCTCTGAATATTTGTCGTAATAATCATACTCAATATCTGACAATTCACGTTCTTTGTCCCTTAATCGCAATGCGGCATCTGAAAACTCTTTTTGACTGATCCCGGATTTGAGCCTTTTACGTGCCACTTTTCTTTCTTTCCTTTTTTCGCAACGACCCATCTTGTTCTATTGCATAACGACGACGTCCTTCTAAAGTCAATGTTCCGTCCGGATTCTGAAACCTTCTAACACCCCATTTCTGTCCTTTAATGCCGTGGTGATAGAGTTCGTCTTTTGGTTTTACGTACCACATAATTACTCTCTTTCTTGATTATTAAGCAGCATTCAATATTTTCATTACTGCTTTTTTACCTTGCTCTGCTGCCGAACTGGAAAAAGCTTTAATCACATCAGTATTCTTGACACTTCCGTATTGAGACTTCGTCGCTAACGCATCCAGTTGCGAATTTCCGACAACTCTTGCGATCTTAGATCCGGATTTGGCAACCTGCCTTGATTTGGCGATACGATTTTCATTGCTCGCCACAGCTCTTTGCGCTCGGCGACCCAATTCATTCGAAGATAGGCTTTTATACTTATCTCCGTATTCCAAATCAGATAATCGATTGCTGAGTTTTTGTGTGCTATTGACAATATTGCTTCCATGTTTTTTAAGCACATCGTCCAATATTCTTTTTTCCGAATTGTATTTCCTTGTCGCAAGAACAGCAACGGTCGTAGCTGCTGTTACTGCTGCAACGCCTATTGCAATCTTGGCGCCCTTACTTAGCTTTTTTTTTGGTTTAGCCGGTTTGCTCTGATCAGTTTCACCAACGTAGTAACGTTTTTCTCCTGCTGGAGTTACAGATCCATCTTTATTTTGAAAACGACGGACTCCCCATTTCTGACCTTTAATGCCATGGTGATAAAGTTCGTCTTTTTGTTTTACGTACCACATAATTATTTCCTTAAATATTCAACACTTTTCTTCCGGTTAACGCCAACGCTGATACTGCTTTGGACGATGCGCTTGTAAGTTTTATACTTTCCGGAATAAACTTGCTTTCGTCAAATACAATCACCGGACTCGTAGCTCTAACATCGTTATAAATAGCGTCATTCGTATCGAGAACTGCACTGTACCCTTCTTTTTTCAAAGCGTTAAAAAACTTTGCACGCTGTGTTAAAACATCGTTTGCTCGTCTTTTATCCCCAAGTCCATCCGATGGGATCGTATAGTTATACAAACGATAAATCTTCTGCACATCTTCTGAAGACGGAGTGTGCCCTTCACGAACTTTGTTCAAAGCCGATCGAGCATCTCTATACCCTTTGAACCGCCACTGCTTTTTTGGAATATGACTCTCCATTCTGGCAGGGTCTGTTACAAAATTATAAAAATCCCGGTTTTTGCTATATAGTTGCCTAAACACTTCGGCGGCGCTATCTTCGCTCGCAACTTTCAAATCAGAAGTAACAGTGTTATTAATACGCCATTTGTGATAAACACCGGTACCAAGCTCGTTTCCGTTTTCGTCGTAAAGTGTTTTTGGAACCGCCTTATTCAAAACAACGTTGTATTCGTGATTATCGAGCTTTTCATGTGAAGCATAAAACATGTCCTTACCCTTTGTACGATTCGGATCGTGGGACAAGGTCGTCAACGTCGTTCCTTTGCTCAAAGTCTCGTCGAAATGCTTTTTATTGTAAATGCTGTTTTTCTTTTTTTTGCGTTCCTCGTAAATAGCTTGTTTTTCAGCTTTAGTGTAATCGCCTCCACGTAAGGGATATGGAGGACCATTTCTTACACCCCATTGCTGCCCAAGAATACCATGATGATATAAGTCATTTTGATTTTTTACATACCACATATGTTTTTTATCCTATACCGTTACAGTTTTAAGCATTTGCAAACTGACGTCACCAATGACGTTTAAGCTCTTTCCGACAATCTTTTTTTCAACGTCATAGGCGTCGGATGCCACTTTCACGACCGCCTTAGTTCCGAGATTCAATATAGCTGAATCAATCTGATCCTTGTGGCTCGCGTAAGCAATTGTTGCCGAAACCAAAGCCGCTGAGACCGCGACACCGGAAATCGCAGTGAGCGCTTCCTTCCGCTTTTTCGCCTTTTCATTTCTTCGGTCGCGCATAAACTCTTTTTTTATAGCCTCACGCCGAAGCTGCCTGCGGGCCTCTTTCCTCCGATATCTGGCCATGCCTTCCGGTGTTAAACTTCCGTCCTCGTTCTGAAAACGTCGCTTACCCCATTTTTGGCCTTTAATACCATGGTGATATAGGTCGTTTCCGCTTTTAATTACGTACCACATTGAATCTGGACTCGCTTTCTGTTGACATTTTTTATTGTTTTTGGTATTATAAATAAAAAAACAACAGAAGAGGTTTGCATGATGGCAAATGAAAAATACCAACTTATTTCGGAATCGCAACTTCTGAAGCAATTTAATATACCGGATTTCCGACATTTGACAAAAGATCATGTCCTTGAATTAGCGTCAAATATACACAAACTGGATCCGGAAGTTGCCAAAAAAGTTATTGAGCAATTTCCGGAATTCAGCAAATCAGCACTCGAAGGACTAACCGACTTCAAAGAAACAACGATAGATGCACTGAACCGGGAGGATCGATCTACAAAAGATTTTATAGAAGTCTGTAACAGAGAAATAGACATTCTTGAAAGCTGTATTTCAGAAGATCTGAACTTCGACCAAAAAATTGAAATACTTGACCGTATAGATTCAGTGCGGGAAAGTGTTTCCGAGCACACAAAAGAAAAAAGGCGTTTTCATTTTGGAACCATAATTGCATCCGCTGTAACTGTGGTGAGTGTCTTAGGCGTTCTCGTGCAAGCCCTCGGTGGAAGCACAAATGTGCAAAATCCTATAGTCGACAATAGTAACGATAGAAAATCGATTCCAAGCAACACGACATACAATAGAAACGGACAAAATCAAAACCGTAGATACTAATTATCACTGTTTTCGTTTTCGAATCCTGTATTCCACTTCTTCCAAGGCTTGCGCTGTCTTGACTGCTTTTTGGCCTTTGTCTATTGCCTTTTCAACTTTACTTGGCTCTTTGTTAGCCGTAGCTTCATTTCTATATAGATTCCGATACTGATTCTCAAGATTCGCTCGATTTACTTTATCCCTAAGCTCCTGATCTGACATAGTGCTCAGATCGGGAGCTTGCTTTTGTGTTTCGTTCTTATCTTTCTTAAAAGAATCTCGAAGAGCTTTTGCGCTGACTGCCGTCGCGGATGCTGTACCAAGCGCTTTTAGAACGTTATCAAATCTTGATTCTTTAGGGTCGTTAAAACGCTGTGTATACGATCTTACATAAGCATTTTCAAGATTATTGCGTTTAACAGCGTTAGCCAAATCCTGATCATCTAAACCTGCAGCTACAGCTCTGAGCTCTTCAACCGGGCCTTTATAGTTTTCCCATCTAAGTTTCGCTGCTTCTGCCGCCAACTTTCCGTTTGCAATTACACCATTTAGTTTGCCCGACTTATAAAGCGCATACCCCCCGACAGCAACGAGGGCGGTAGTGGTAACTGCCGCGCCTATTTTAAGCGCTTTCTTTTGTTTGTCAGAAAGTCCTTTCTTGGACTTTCCGTCGGAAGAACCGGATCGTTCATCGTATCCATATCGTTTCCTGCCGGCAGCCGTATAAGACCCGTCTTCATTCTGGAAACGGCGAACGCCCCACTTCTGGCCTTTAATGCCGTGGTGATAGAGTTCATCTTTTGTTTTTACGTACCACATAGTTTTTCTCCTGTTCCTTACATCTGCCGCACCTTATCTTTTTTGTAAGCGACTCTGCCATCACCGAATACGCCGTTTTTCACCTTTGACATATTATACGAAGTTCCTGCAAGGGCGGTATAGACGCCGAGATCTCCGCGCTTTGCCACAAAACGAACCACTCGGCCAGAAGGCGCCGGAATATCACCAACGTTTTTGTTCATGACTTCTGCCAGTTTTCTGTTGTAGGCATTTCGGTATGCCGCACTCATGTTTCCGTCGGCATTGTATTTTCGCACTGACTTGGAAAGCTCCTTCTTTTCATACGCGCGCATTTCCTTTTTGCTTTTGCGAAATGTGCTGTTGTAAATGCGCTTCTCTCTTTTTCTGATCCAACGGTTATCCTGTTTGTCGAGTCGTTTCTTTCCGGCTTCCGTCAGGGTCCCGTCCGGGTTCTGATACCTTCTGACTCCCCACTTCTGGCCTTTGACACCGTGGTGACGGAGTTCGTCTTTCGGCTTTGCATACCACATAGTTTACTGGCTCCATTTTGATTTTTCCGAAACGCAGCTTGGAGGCACTTACCGTGATTGGAACTTCCGCTTCTCAAAGGGGTCAGTCCATGAGAAAAAGCTGTAAAAAGAAAGGAGGTGGCTACAGATTTTAACAAGCTGCGTTTCGGATAAAAAAAGAGAGTCAGCACCTTTTGTCCTTCTCTCTCATAAAAGCCGTTGTGTATTTGGCGTGGATTTTGCGAAAAAGAAAAGGGCTTGTCAGCCCTGCTTCTCGATAAAATCGTTGATGATCCGTTCCGGTTTCAGCGTTCTTCTGTTTTCCTCAATCGAAGCGTTTCTTTTGTCCTCCGCTCTCCAATCCAGCACGATCAGTGCCAGACAGAGCATAACAATAAGAAACATTCCGACGGACACAGTACAAACCATTGCAAATTCCATAAGATTCATCCTTTCAGTTTTATTCTCATTATAGAAGTTGTAGGTTTTGCGATTTCATTTAAGGATAATTTCAGTTTTAGCCCTATAATGCTGCCGAAAGGAGAAAACTGTAGAATAGGAGGAATCGTCAATGACTCGTGCATCGACTCGATCCGAGACAAAGATAATTCGTTTTCTATGGATTTTCTTTGAAAAAGCAATCTCGGAGAAGCGGTTAACCGTCAAAAACGGCAAATTAGAACTTAAAACAGTTCTTTTACAGCATCCGCTTCAAATATCGTGGGATCTGTCAGAAACAAAAGACAGTAAACGATAATTCCAATAACCCGGTGGTCGAATGGAGGTGGCCGCCGGGTTGTGTTTATTTCTACAGTTTTCTCCTTAGCTGGTTCTCTGCCAGGGACTCTAACTACTGAGTTTAGCAGAGCTAAAAATGTTGAGCCATGGGACTTTCACCCATGGGAGCAGCGGCGGAATTTGTGTGCGCATCACGTTATCCGCAGTCTGTCTAACCTCGGCGCGACTAACGCCTTTTCCCATTTTGTTACACTGCTTTTTCTCACATTCGCTCTTTTAAGAGGTTTTCTTTTTGGTCGGCGATTACCGATTTGAACGGCTCTTCCACGCGGCGTGCTACAACATTACACCAGACGCCTAACCTCTGCCGCCCGCATTCGAGATTGTACGGTCTCAATAAATACGGTTCGTACATGCGGCAAGCAACATAAGGCTTTATACTCACTACTCAACAAAAAAAAGAAAGACTGCGTTTAAACAGCCTTTCGTTTCTTGAAACCTTACTTCAAAACTCTCATGTCTTCAAGAATGTCTCCGAGTTTCTCTCCGTTTCGTCTGCGACGTTCAACCTCAGCCCATTCGTTGTTCGACAGCTCTCTGCGAAGCGTCCAATGGTGCCTCGACGACGGGTCCCAATATACAAGGTCCTTCGCTTTCTTTTGTCTTTTTGCTCCGAATCCGCTGTTGTTTACTGCGCGCAGCAATCCTGCCGCAGCGGTCAATCCAACGGAACCGGTGCCAACAACAAACGCGATACTCTCCTTGCTGTTGTAGATCCAATTGTCAATGTTCCACCAAATGTATTTCGCTTTGTTTGCTGCCTTTTTCAGCAAATCAGACTTTTTGGTTTCTTTCACGTCTCCGATTACTTCTTCGTAATCAACAACTCGACATTTGTTTTCCATAATACAACTTCCTTTCATTTTTGAGATTTGGTTTCTCTCCATAATAGAAGTTGCAAAATTTGCGAAAAAAAAAGAAAAGGGCTGCGAGGAGCAACGAACTCTCACAGCGCCGGCGGGAATCTCACCCACTACATTCGTGTCACAGCACTTCCTTTTCCATAATATGAGCTGTAAATCTTGCGAAGAAATCTATATATGGGTTTGTGCAAAAATACAGAAACAATTTAGCACTCTTGACTTTTGAGTGCTATTTTTTTATAATAGAAAGGAAAATAACGGTAGAAAGGAGGTGTTGAAATGTCTAATGCCACAGAAAACGTGAACGGAATTGTCGACATGTTTTTCGAATCGCTCGACAAACATCCATTTGCTACTTGCTCTGCTTTAGCCATTGTATGCGTTCCGTTAACGATTTGGGGAATTTATGCTATACAGACCAAACAGCTTAAAGCAGAGGAAATTGCACTCACCACAGAATAACACAGAAAGACAAGAGTAATTTTTTGAAAGGAGTTCTCTTGTTTTTTTTCTACCGTTATTTCCCGATCTTGTGAAAAATAAAAGAGCCTCGTTATGAAGCTCTTAGCGCATTGCACAAACGATTACTTTCGGCGAATCTTCAATCCAAAATTTCTATAGAAACTATATCGTCGGCATAAAATTCTATTCCATTTGCTATGTTGTCCGTATCGATAATGATACTCTCTTTTCCATTCTCATTTTCGTCCGGCCAAATATAGTCGCTGACAAAACCGACAAATGAACGTCCGTTGTCAGCAAGTATCTTAACCTTATGACGATAATAGTCAACAAGATTCATTACTTGTAGTCCTCCTGTCTTGGCATAATATGACTGCCTTTTTTAGAATAATGGATCATTAATGCCCTTGTAGGCGTCTCTTTTCCGGTTATAGGATCAACAATGATTCCAATTGGTTTCTTTAGATTTATTCTTTCTTTGTGCTGCCAATTCAGGTTTTTGTCGACAACCGCAAGCCCTTTTCCTGCATATTTTTGTATTAACTGATTTGCTTCCTCTAAAGAGCAATTCAAATAGCTTCGCCCTGGCATTTTTGTATCTTTGATGTGCTTTGCCTGATCCTGGATCTTTAGTTTTAACGATACTTCTCGGGATCTTATCGCCCTTTTAACCGAAAGCCTTTCGAGCATTTCTTTCTTCTGTTTTTCAGATGATGATTTACGGTGGCCGAGTTCTTCCTGGGTTCTTATAACGCCCCATCTCTGTCCCTTAATTCCATGATGATAAAGCTCGTCAGCTTCTTCTTTAGGAATAATATACCACATGATTGCTCCTTAGTCAAATACTCCATTTTGATTTTTACGGTTGGCCTTCGTCTTCCGTGTTATTGGCAATACTAAGCCGCCATTCGAATTCGGCAATTAGTTGTTTCACAGCTTCAAGAACCGCCCCGGTCGGAGGATCGAACAGTAAGCGAACCTTGAGGTAGACATAGGTCCTGATGAACCCGATCCAGTCTTCATCTCCGAGATAGTCGCTCCACGTCGCCGTGCTGTCGCCGATCATGAAGTTCTTCGGGCAAAGCGGACAAATTTGAGGCAGCGCCGCAAAAACGGAATTAATGTGAATAATAATGTCACTGTCAAAGTCCGAGCACTCCTCCGTAATACCGAGGAGCTTTTTTATTGATGTGAGAATGCTCTCTACGCTTGCGTTTGGTTCCATTTCTCGTTCTCCTGATTTTAGTTTTTCCATGGGCAGGTATCGTTCGGACGCCTTTCGACAAACGGTGGTTGAACGTCGGCTTCAAGCCCATAATGGATCATATCGTGCGTCGCTTTGCTGCAGCATACAAGATTGTCCGGATCCAGCAAACATTCGGCATGAGCCAGAACGTCGTCTTTTGTGATCGGCTCGATGTGATGCACGTAAACAAAACCGGCGATCGGTCGGTCCTTGCACCCGAGGTCCATTCCGTTGTCTCTTAAGATGACTTCCCGCCGTATCCGTTTCCATGAAGCGTCGCGGTAAAACATTTGGTTCAAATATCTGTCAAAACCAAACGTGTCTCTGCCGACGGTTCCTCCGATAAGCAAATATCGGAGCCTGTCCTCAAAAGTCGGCAACCTTATCAATTCGCCGTATGTCTTCTTCGCCATCGTCGACCTCTCCGCTGTATCTGCGCATCGCGTTCAGCGCATTTGCGTAAAGCTCTTCCACTCTTTGCGCAGATTTTAAAGCTTCCGTCTTTGCGGCCATCAATTCTTTCTCTTGCTTCTTGATCTCAAGCTCAAGCTTCTCTTTTTCGGTGCCGAGTTTCAGGTAATGCGTGATCACCTGCGCGGAAGCCGTTCCGTCAAGCAGTTGCTTCTCCGCCAGATTGACTGCGGCGGCAATAAGCTGCTTTTCTCTGCCTTTTGCGGTCGTCGACTTGCCTCTGGGTTTCGGCGGGTCCGAAGAAACGACTGCTGTTTTTCGTTTTGCCAAATTCGTCACATCCTTTCCGTGTACTTTGTGTGACTTGTGAATATCTTTTGTTGGGAGTACCGATTCTTTTGCGGCAGTTTCAATCGGGTTTACATGTGTTTTTACATAGTTTTCAGCGCTTAAAAGAACCTGCGAAATATCACCATGATTCAAAAGCTTTGAAAGGAGTAAAGAAGCTTAAACCTGCGTAATGGAGTCCGGGAAAGGTGGCTGTTAAATATTCCACATAGATCCCAAAACCGGTACAGACGTCCCCACATGGCGTCGATGGCAACAAATCGCAGGCTCTTTCAAGCGCTGAACAAAGAAAAACTCCGGTGGGACTCGGAAACAATATCCAAAATATCCCTCCGGAGAATTTTTTAAG